TACCCAAGCCGTGAGGGGTAGCACTAACACAAGGGGGATACCATGAAGAAAACCAAGACTGAGGCCGAGCGGGATCTGCTGGCCAAGAACCACAAGCGGCTGAACAAAGAAATCCAAGGCCTGCTTGACGAGAATAAGGACCTGCGTAAGCGGCTGGTCGAGGCGAAAGAACGAGCGGCGGACCTGCATATAGAGTTAGACAACAAACACGCTGACGATCGTCGGCACTTTGCCACCACAGCCCTGCATTCGCTGATACAGGACGCGGAGTCGTATAAGACCCCTGACCAGATCGCCGCACAGGCATGGGCACTGGGCGATGCGATGATGAGGGCAAAGTGATGCGCTGGCAACCAATTGAAACCGCACCAAGGGACGGGACGCTTGTTCTTGTGTGCAATACTTTGGACAATGGAACCATAACTTCTATTGACGGCAAAATAGCAGTTGCCAGATATGCCTATCACCTTGATGGGCTAGAAGAAAGCATTTGGGAATACGGCACATACTATTCTGAAAATTCAGCAGGCAATCAGGGCGCGTATGTTATCAGTGCGACTCACTGGATGCCGTTACCGAAGCCGCCAGAGGAGAGCAAGTGATGAGGCAATTCAGTATCCACCCAGATGATGTACGGCCAATGGTGCACATTGTCATCATGTACACAATTGTGGTTGCAGTGTGCTTTTTGGTGGCATGGTGAACAACGACCCTATCTATTTCCTCACCAACTATGGTCAGTGCCGGCTCGACAAGTGCATGTGCATTGACCGTGATAACCCACGCTTTGAAGGTGCATGGGGTGGTCTGGCGTGTCCAGATTGGGTTGCAAACGGTTCGCAAGACCTCCATTCTATGATAGAGAGGGCAAAATTAACTTATATGGCGAACAAAAATGATGAACGCACCCGTAATACTCAAGGGGCTTGATGGTGTCAGGTACGATGCCGACAAGAGCCTGATCGACATTGATAGGCAGGACTGCGAAGATTCCCTGTACACGTTTCTGGCAGGGGCTTGGAAGACCATCGATCCATCAGGGTTCACCGAGGGTTGGCCGATCGAGGCTATTGCGGAACACTTGCAGGCCGTGGTTGATGGTGACCTGAAGCGGCTGATCATCAATATCCCGCCGCGCATGGGGAAGAGCTCCATTACCTCGGTGGCATTCCCTGCGTGGACATGGGCGCAGTCGCACAAGAGCCCGACCAGTGGCCCCGGCGTTCAGTTCCTGCATGCATCATACGCACAGTCACTGTCCTTGCGCGATTCGGTGAAGTGCCGCCGCCTGATCACCAGCCCATGGTATCAGGAGCGATGGGGCGATCGGTATGCGTTGACAGGGGATCAGAATGCTAAAACGAGGTTCGACAATAATAAGGGTGGATCTCGACTTTCTACATCGGTTGGGTCCGCGCTTACGGGCGAAGGTGGTTCGATCATTGTTGTGGATGACCCAAACGCCGCACAAGAGGCTTTCAGTGAGGCTACAATTGAAAGCACCATCGAGTGGTGGGACAACGCGCTCTCGACGCGACTCAACGACCCTAAGACTGGAGCTTTTGTTGTTATCCAACAGAGACTTTCGGAGGAGGACCTCACGGGGCACATACTGTCCAAGGATGTAGGGGACTGGTGCCACCTGATGCTCCCCATGCGGTTTGAAAAGGACCGCGCTTTCGTCAACACCTACGGATGGGAAGATCCTCGGCAGGAGGAGGGCGAGCTGCTCTGGGAAGAGCGCATGGGGGAAAAGGAAGTCGCCCTATTGGAACGGCAACTGGGCCCGTGGGGCGCAGCAGGGCAACTTCAGCAGAGGCCCGAACCAAAGGGCGGCGGTATCATCAAGCGCGACTGGTGGACGCTCTGGGACCAGCAGAACTTTCCCCCTGTGGAGTATCTGGTGGCCAGCCTTGATACAGCGTTCACCACCAAGACCGAGAACGACTACAGCGCGATGACCGTCTGGGGGATCTTCACCGGCGGCAACCAGAAGGCTGTGGCAACCCGCGTAACCGGGCGCGATGGTCTGATCAACTTTGTGGAAGAGCGGCAGTACTCGGAGGAGCACCCACGGGTGATCCTGATGCATGCATGGCAAGAGCGGCTAGAGTTGCATGATCTGGTCAAGAAGGTCGCCGAGACCATGAAAACCTACAAGGTGGACAAGCTGCTGGTCGAAAACAAAGCATCTGGCCCAAGCGTCATTCAAGAGCTCAGGCGCATTTACAACCATCTGCCGTTTGTAGTCGAGCCGATCGACCTATACGGGGCTCATGCTCACATCGGGATTGATAAGATCTCACGGGCGCATGCTGTGGTGCCGCTGTTTGCCGGCGGGCTGATCTATGCCCCAGACCGATCGTGGGCTGATATGGTCATCACCCAGTGCTCAACCTTTCCAAAGGCAAAGCATGACGATTTGGTTGATACGGTGACGATGGCCCTGCAGTATCTGCGCCGAACCGGCATGATCATCCGAGGCGAAGAGTGGACGGCGGATGTGGAAAGCGATATGCTACATACAGGGGCACCGCCTGAAGCGTTGTATCCTTCATAATTGATATAGGATTAACATGAAATACTTATCGGTCTGCTCTGGAATAGAGGCAGCGACAGTGGCGTGGCATCCGCTAGGGTGGGAACCATTGGCGTTTAGTGAGATAGAACCATTTCCCCGCAAGGTGTTAGCATATCACTATCCCGATGTGCCATGCCATGGGGATTTCACCGTATTGCAAGATCAGGACTGGATAGGCGATGCCGACCTATTAGTTGGGGGGACGCCTTGCCAAGCATTTAGCGTTGCTGGGTTGAGACAGTCGTTGTCCGACGATCGAGGCAATCTAACACTTGAATTTGTGAGGCTGGCAGATGCAATTGACAATATTCGACGTACTAGAGGAGACAAACCCGCCATCATCGTCTGGGAAAACGTCCCCGGTGTCCTGTCAGTCAAAGACAACGCCTTTGGATGTTTCCTTGCCGCCCTTGTTGGAAACGATGCCCCACTCGTTTCGACAGGGGGAAAATGGACAAACGCTGGTCTGGTTGTTGGACCCAAACGATCAGCGGCGTGGCGGGTTTTTGATGCCCAATATTTCGGAGTGGCCCAACGCCGCAGACGTGTGTTCGTTGTCGCAGGTTCTGGAGACGGATTTGATCCCGCAGAAATACTTTTTGAGCGCGAAAGCATGCGCCGGGATACTGCGCCGAACCGACCGAAGGGGGAAGAACCTGTCAAAACCATTACGAGAGGCATTGGTCAGCGTAACGACCCAGAAACAGAATTAATGATTATAGTTAACGGCAAATTAGTAAGAAGACCAACTCCGCAAGAATGTGAACGATTGCAAGGATTTCCTGATGGTTATACCAACATTCCAAACGCGACTGACACACCAAGATGGAAAGCCCTCGGCAACAGCATGGCGGTTCCTGTCATGCGGTGGATCGGGCAAAGGGTGCAAAAGCACATCCTTCCGTTACAACCAGATATCTGATATCGTCATGAAAAGTGAGGTTCGCCATGGTGTATGCTAACGCGACTGTTGATACGATCACGCCATCCACGCCGAAAAATGTCGGGGTTTTTGCCGTGCATGTATGGGGTTTGCCACCTTATGAGCAGACCCGTGACTATGAAATCATGGCAAAATCTGATACAGTCGCCGCTCAAGAGGGCATTCGGCGGTTCGTTGCCGAGATGGAAGCACCGACAGAGGTTTAACCGATGGCCGTAGTACCGGGTCTTAACCCCATGATCCGTTTGGATCAGCCTGAACACGAAGAGCACATTGACGCCGGTGACGTTGATGTAAGCATCGACGAAGGCAGCCCCAATCAGAAGATGGATGATAAGGGCAAGATCCTTGAAATTGAGCACCCTGACGGCTCGATCACCATCTCTTTGGATGGGAAGGGTATTGAAGAGGACGGCCCATCTGACGCTCAACAGGCTAAGAAATGGTTTCGCAACCTTGTAGATGACATTGATGACGGCACCCTGACGATGATCTCGGAAGAGCTCATGCGCGGGATCCGCGACGATCTGTCCAGTCGGCAAGAGTGGGTTGAAGAGCGGGC